GAACCCGACGTGGGTCGAGTGGCTAATGGGATTCCCTCTAGGTCACACAGACTTAAATGCTTAGGCAATGCAGTTGTTCCACCAATACCAGAGCTTATCGGGAGAGCTATCAATGGACATAGATGAATACATCATTGCAGTCCGGGCGGCAGACTCTATGGCTAAGGCATGGAGATCAGATGTGGCAATACTATCCAACCTAAAGATCGTAAGGCTGGAGAACGCTAGAGGCACCATATTAGAGATAGTGAGGTGGGATCTCTGATGAAAGATCAACGTGGTAAACTAGACAAGGAAACGCGGGACAGACACTTTCCAGAGACCAATGGCGGGAAAGGATCATTGCCACGTAAATCCACAAAGAGCAGTAGACAAGCATACGCTGATAACTGGGATAGGATATTCGGTGGCAAAGACAAGAGCGCAACTTAACAGAGAGACACGCCAAGCCGAGATGCGAAAGAAGATTGAAGCGTCTGGGTATGAAACGCATGTTCATGAAGTTGTTAAGAAATTGCTAGATCCTGAGCAGGAATACGACTCTATTGAAGTCCAGCGTATGAAGTCTGCGGCTGATCTGTCTATCAAGATGATGGCTAAGTTCATGCCAGACCTTAAATCAACGGAGATATCCGGCCCGAATGGTGGCGATCTAGTCATTGCGGTACAGCGTAAGCGCTTCGATGGCGAAGATTGAATATATAACTAAACCACCGGGTAAAGTTCTCGAAGAGTTTGCCGATTGTCGGGCGCGTAACTCTTTCATCATGGGGCCGCTAGGCTCTGGCAAGACCGTCCAAGTCATCCTGAAGTTTCTAGAGTTGATGTGCGAACAGGCACCAGTCACTCGTGAGACCCATCCCAACTACGGCGTGAGACTCTCAAGGATCATTGCGGCACGTAACACCTACAGCGAACTATTCTCCACAACGATTAAAGACTGGATCGAAGTACACGGCGAGCTTGGGGAGTTTAAGCAGGGCAACAAGGAACCGCCCACGCACAAGATTGAGTTCAAGTTAGAGGATGGCACGACTGTACGCAGTGAGGTCATCTTTATCGCCTTTGATCGACCTGATCACGTCAAGAAGGCACGAGGCATACAGACTACATGGGTATGGCTGAACGAGGCCAAGGAGCATTCCAAGAGCGTTGTGGACATGCTGGATCTACGTTGTGGTCGTTACCCGTCGATGAAGGAAGGTGTGCGCCCTACTCACTACGGAATGATAGGTGACTCTAATGCCCCAGATGAAGATCACTGGTATTACCGATTGGCTGAAGAGGAAAGGCCGGAGGATTGGAAGTTCCATCGTCAACCCGGTGGTGTATATCGGGAAGGAGACGGCTGGTATCTCAACGAGAAAGCCGAGAACATTCAAAACCTACCTGAAGACTATTATCGACGTGGCTTGCAGGGTAAGTCGGACGATTGGATTAAGGTCAATCTGGCGAACGAGTATGGATTTGTCTCAGCAGGTAAGCCAGTGCATCCGCTATACACTGACTCTATTCATTGCTTGCCTGATCTTTACGAGCCTAGTCCTGATCAGCCTATCGTATTGGGCTTTGATTTCGGTCGGACACCAGCTTGCGCGTTTCTTCAGAGAGATGCGGTTGGCCGCTGGATTTGTTTTGATGAGTTTTGTATGACTGATTCTGGGGCTGTGGACTTTGCTCCCAGTCTCAAGCGGTATATCGAGGCGAACTATCCGAAGGCGAGGTTCCGTGGCTGGGGCGATCCCTCTGGCGACAACAAGAACCAAGCGAATGCTGATACACCATTCAAGATCATGCGGGCGGCTGGCATACCCTGTACACCTACGCTAACGAATGACCCGGCATTGCGACGTGCGGCCCTTGAACTACCCATGAAAGAGTTGTGCATGGATGGCAAGCCTCGATTCTTAATCAGCCCGAAGGCAAAGATGATTCGCAAGGGCTTACAAGGCGGCTTCTGTTATCGACGTGTGCAAGTGTCGGGAGAGAAGTACACCGATGAACCCGACAAGAATGAATACTCGCACCCAGTTGAGGCGCTTGAGTACGCATTACAGGGCGAAGGTGAAGGCCGTCAGGCATTGACTAACCTACATACGCAACAGAGACAGCCAAGGCAAGCGCAGGTCAAGTTTAGTGTCTTCTGATTGCTATGTCGTGTTTTGTGATGACAGCAAACACTGGTGGAGTCCGATACTCCATCCGACGATTAGACATTGCTATGTGATCAAGCCTGAGAACGGGAAATGGATCGTGCATTCCAAGACGACAAAGGGCGTTGAAATGTACACCACAGATGATGTGACCCATGTGGTTGAAAATGATATCATCGTGAAGGCTGTAATTAGAGAACCCCGACGTGGGCTGTTCATGTTGAACACTTGCGTTGGGCATACGAAACAAGTGTTAGGGATAACCAAGCCATTTATCTGGACCCCTTATCAACTGTATAGGTATCTGAAACATGAAATCACCGAAAGCACCTAAGCCCACAGCACAGCAAATCGCTGTTGAGCGTCGTCAAGCGGCGGCATTGGATGAAGAGATCCGAGAGCAGGAAGAGCGCTTTGCGGCAATGGCTCGCGGCAAGCTAGGAGTCAAGTCACTCTTGGGTGGCGTACCTCGTACTCGTGCTGAGGCCGCAGGTACAGGCGCAGGACGTGCCGCTCCCGCTCGTACCATGTTGGGTATGGGTGGAATGGGCGGAGCCGCTCCCCGTCGTGCTGGTGGCGCTCCACGCACTGGCACCTACAATGGCACTATGCCTCAACTCCGATAGGTAAAACCCTATGAGCTTGCCCCCGCATCTAGGCTCGATCCAAGATATCAAGGAACGAGAAGCCAAGGCGTTCAACACTCAGGCAATGTGGCATGACCAATTGCAAGACGTGTATGAATATTTTCTACCTCAGCGCAACTTGTTCGACCGTGAAGACAAAGGACAGAAGAAGATGGATAAAATCTTCGACTCGACTGCGTTGACGGCTATCCAGCAGGGTGCGAGCAAGCTACAAGAGAACATTGCTCCGATCTGGTCGCGCTGGGCTACCTTCCAACCGACCGATGAGATTGTCCGATTGGTCGAGACTGGGCAGTTCGATGTGTCTGAAGAGGACATCCGGGCGAACCTTGACCAGCAATGCAATCTGGTATTCGACTACATCAACCGATCCAACTTCCATACGCAGTTTTATGAGGCCGCACTTGATCTATTGGTAGGCACTGCCACCATGAAGATCGAGGAAACGGACGATGAGACCAACCCTATCTGCTTCAACACGATCCCACAGAAGGGCATTGCGTTTGAAGAGGGTCCATATGGTGGCGTTGAGACGCATTGGCGACGGTTTGAGGTCAAGGCTCGCTTGTTAGAGCGTATGTGGAAGGGCTTTGAGGCGTCGGAGAAGATCAGAAACCTCATAGAGAACAGTCCGAACAGTGAAGTACGGGTGTCTGAAGGCGTCATCTTTGACCCTAAGAACAAGCGGTACTACGGATGTCTATGGGTTGCAGAGGAAAGCAGGTTCTCATGGACTGAAGACTTCGGAGAATCAAGCCCTTGGGTCACTGGTCGGTACACGAAAGTGGCTGGCGAGGTACGTGGTCGCGGTCCAGCGATGCAGTCATTGCCCGATGTGCGCTCGTTGAACAAAGCCAAAGAGTTTGTATTGCAGAAGGCCGCAATTGACCTTGCAGGAATGTATACGGCTACTGACGACGGCGTGACAAACCCTTACAATATGGTCATTGCACCGGGTGTCGTGATTCCAGTCGGATCAAACAACACCAACAACCCTTCAATTCAACGTCTCGATACAGGATCGAACCTTGCTCTCGCGCAATTTGAAATCATCGAGTTGCAAAACGCTATTAAACTGGCGATGTTCAACGACCTGCGTGATCCTGCTGGTCCTGTTCGTAGCGCCACTGAAGTTGCTATTGAATCCAGAGAGCTTGCAAAGCGGATCGGGTCGGCTTTTGGGCGACTTCAGACCGAGGTACTCATACCAATACTCAAGCGTGTCGTCGCAATACTAACTCGACGCGGCTTGATCGTACCTATCGAGCTTGATGGGCGCGATGTAAGGGTTAAATTCACGTCACCACTAGCACGAGCGCAGGATGGTGAGGATCTGTTAGCTGTTCAGCAGGCGGTTCAGTTCGTATTGGGTACGTCTGGCCCAGAACAGGTACTCATGGCGTACAAAACCGAGGACTTCGGTACGTGGGCGGCAGAGAAAACAGGGATGCCAGCGGAATTGGTGCGATCTGAGATAGAAAAACAGCAGATTATCCAAGCCGGGGCGCAAGCTCAGATGATGCAACAACAACCACAAGAAATGGAAGCTGAATGACTTGGGAAACGATTGAGGGCCAAGGCCCAGATGCCAAGAAACAACAAGCAGAAATAAGGGAAAAGCAGGCAGAGCTATCGAAAGCCTATGCCCGTTGCTTCAATACCGATGACGGGCAGAAGGTTTTAGAAGACCTCACCCGTCGATTTCTCTTTGATAACGCTACTGCCCTATCTAGCCAGAACGTCGCGTATGAAGCGGCGTATCACAATGGCGAGGCTGGCGTGATTCGCATGATCATCCACTACATACAACAAGCTGAACGACTATGACTGAAGAAACCAAGAAGCGGGCTCGCAAAGCGAAGCCCAAGTACGAGGTTGTCTGCTCTGAACCCGATCACTTGAAGTCAGTAGGCTTCGACATGGATTGGCTTGGCGGACTAGCTGACCAGTATCAGTTCGATAAGTTCGAGTACCTGCATAAGTTTCGCGCATTTCGATGCTACAAAGGCGGGCAACACGTTGATTGGATCGACATCAACGACTTGTCTCTGCTGAATGGCAAGCGAAGGCTTGAGGACATCAAACTCAGGCACCAACCCATAAGCCCGAAGAGGGCTGTTATTAACTATCCTTGGAGATAAATCATGGAAGAACAGGCCGTAGAAACAAACGATACCCTGACATCACTCGTTGATGCCGCTGAACCTACGTTGAGCGAGGGTGAATACTTCTTATCTGACAATGTAAAAGGCGTTGGCGAGATGCCCGAGTGGTACAAAGCCGACAAGTACAAGTCAGTCGCAGAGCAAGCCAAGGCATACACCGAGCTTGAGAAGAAGTTTGGTGGATTCACTGGCGCACCAAAGGACGGCTATCAGGTATACGATGGCGTCGAGTCGGACGATGCACTGTGGGGCGAGCTTGTAGAGTTTGGCAACAGCACCAATATGTCTCAGTCTGCGTTGAATCAGGCATGGGAACTATTGACAGCGCAAGAGCAAGCCATTGAGGAAGTGTCTGTTGAGGCAGAGATGGCAAAGCTGGGCGATAACGCTGTTGAGCGTATCAAGGTTGTTGAGCAGTACATGAAGAACAATCTCGATGCCGATACATACGAAGAGCTTCGCTACGCTGTGAACAGTGCTGAGTCTGTGAAGCTGATCGAGGCGCTGGTCAAGTCAACAGCACCTGCAAAGCTACCGATTGACGGCTATGTCGAACCCGGTGGACTTGAGTGGGCAGACATCGAGGCAGAGATGTTCCGCAAGGATGAGAACGGCAATCTGCTTCGCTCTGTTGACATAAACCATGAGCGCAAGATTCAGCGCATGATGAAAGAGTTTGGTGGTGATAAGCCATATA